ATGTGCCACCTGAGGAGTTTTTATTTAACCGCAGGGCTAAGTCTTTAGAGGACTGTTATTTTTTATGTCATAAGACAACTATGTCAGTGAGTGATTTGGTGTCTATGGGATATGACAGAAAACTCATTGAAGACAATGCAGGCATGATTGATGGCGAGATAGATGAGGAAAGACAAAGACGTTTTGAAGATCTAGAAAGTCAGTCAGGCAATGATCCAGTAGACCCGTCACAACATGAAGTTGTGGTACATGATATCACAATGAAGGTTGACTATGATGACGATGGCATCGCTGAAATGCGTAGGATCTTATCTATTGGTGATGGCGGAGATGTAATATTAGAAAATGAAGTTGTAGATTACATTCCTTTCGCAGTTATATCACCAATACTTATGCCTCATAGACTTGTTGGAAGATCTTTATTCGATCTAACACAAGACTTGCAGACAATTAAATCAACATTGTTAAGACAATATCTTGACAGCACATATCACTCAGTATTGCCGAGAATGGTGGCTGTCGAAGGTCAGGTTAATCTTGACGATTTATTGGATGGCACAGCAGGCGGTATTATTAGGACAAGACAAGCGGGTGCAGTTCAGCCTTTAACTGGTCAGGGTATTGGCGGTGAAATACAGCCACTGATGCAATATCTAGATCAGGTAAAAACATCTAGAACTGGAATAAGTGAAGCAAGTCAAGGTCTTGACCCGTCAGTTCTGCAAAGTACAACCGCTTCGGCTGTTAGTGCTACTGTTAGAGGCTCTCAGCAAAAACTAGAGAGTTACGCAAGAACAATGGCTGAGACTGGTGTTAAGGATTTATTTAAGGGCATATTGCACCTGATATCTGCCTATCAGCAACAGCCTCGCATAGTAAGATTAAGAAATGAATTTATAGCGATTGATCCGCAGGAAGGCACTAGCGGTTTTGATGTAATTGTTAATGTAGGGTTAGGAACAGCCGATGACGAACAAAAAATCAGTTTTCTCCAAGCTATTGCACAAAAGCAAGAGACTATTTTGCAAACTTTGGGAGCAGATAATCCGATTTGTAACTTATCTCAATACGTTAATACCTTACGACAAATTACCGAAATTGGGGGATTTAAAGATGCTAATCAGTTCTTTAACCCGCCTCAGGCTGTGCAGATGCAAATGCAAATGCAACAGCAACAACAGCAAGGGCAAGAAAATCCAGTAGCACAAGCTGAGATGCAAAAGGCTCAGGCTGAGATTGAAGCAAAGAAGATGAAGATAGAGGCAGATATTGCACTTGCTAGAGAAAAGGCACAAGCGGACATTCAGCTTGCAAGAGAAAAGATGCAGGCAGAGTTAGAGATGCGAAGGCAAGAACTAACTATGGAAGCCGAGTTAAGGGTGGCAAAGGCGGTTACTGATGCAGAAATCTCAACCAATTTACCGAGAGCATAATTTTTTAGGAGATATTTTATTTTTGGTGGCACATTCGATGACCCACCATCACTATAAGATGCACTCCATAAAAAGAATATTTATCCCGCCAGTTAGATATGGGCAGTATAGGGTTTTCTATTTTGACTCAAAACCAACTGGTGTTTGCACATGGGCATGGGTATCCGATGAGATCCTGCACAAGCTAAAACATGAAAATTATTTGATACAGCCGAATGATTGGCAGTCAGGTGATAATTTGTGGTTTGCGGATTGGGTTAGTCCATTTGGCAGAACAAGGGAAATGGTTCGCTCTATGAGAGAATTTGTAACGAAAAACTTTGGAACAAATGTAAAGGGTCAATGGTACAGACCATCGAAGAGGAAAAATGGCTATGCGATTTCAAATAAAAAAATTACTTGAGGGATATGATCCTGCCGACCTAATCGAGCAGTCAATGTATTGCTTTGGATCTAATAGTTCAGACAATGACAACTCAGGTGGTGATGAGGCAGATGAGGTTGCTGAGAGAAGTGGTGACGTTGCACAAGATTACAGTAGTAGCCCGAATGATGGAGGATATGCAAGCCCTCAGGCACAAGCAGATTACACAGCACAACAAACAGCTATAGGAAATGCAGTTGCTTCAGGTCAAAGTATAAATGACGTTGGGAGTGGTGGCGGTCTAAGTGCCTTTGGTGGTCAAGGTGGCGGTATGTCCAATCAATCAACCGCAGGCATACAATCAACAGCAGGAGATATGGCAGGCGGTAGTATGTCAGTCACCTCTCCAACTGGTCAGACAACAACCTACTCACCGACACAAGTACCCGCTTTAGAGATGATGAACCCAGTACCACATGATATTTTTGGTATTGTAAATAAAGTAAATCAAAATCTTCGTAATAGAGATGCACAAGGTCTTTACTCACAAGTCACAAGAGATGCTATGGGCAATGTGACTGGCTCTTTCAATAATGCCCCAATGTTTGGTTTGGGTTTTATGCCAAATGTCACAACTTATACTGGCTTTGATCCGAACCCTTACAATGAAGATATGAGTATGAGCGGTGGTGAAAGCGAAACAATAAAGCCTGCATCAACCAATCCAGTTAGCGGACAGCCAATATGTCCTGATGGATATAGGTATGATGACGATTTGCAGGCTTGTAGACTAGACACTTCAAGACCAAATAGACCAAACAACCCTAATCCATTTCCTTCAGGAGATGCTTATTATAGGGCAACAAGTTTAGATCAAGCCCCAATGAATTTACCAAGCGGTTTTGATTTTAATAATGCCAATCAGAACTTTGTAAATCAGTTTGCTTATCGCCCCGCAAACTTTACCAATCAAATGGGGCTAAGTGGATTTACACCTTTTAGGAGATCTTAATGCAGGAAGGCAGTGCAAGAGAAGATTTAGAAAAAGGCAACAAAGCTGACATTTTATTAAAAAACGCAATTTTTATAGAAGTTTTTGAAAATTTAGAAAAACAATTTTTAGATGCGTGGAAGAACTCACCTCTCAAAGATAATGAGGAGAGAGAACGCATTTACTATCTTTACCAGTCTTTGCAGGCACTTAAATCAGGAATAGAGAATGTTAGTGCTAATGGAAGGATTGCTAAGGCTCAGTTAGACAGACTAATTGGGAAATCAAAATAATATAAGGGAAAACAATTATGGAAAATGTAAACTCGAAAGAGAGCGGTTCTATATCAGTAAACGAAGCAATTGACAGATTATTACCTCAAATGGAAGCAGAAGCTAACCCTGAAGTTGAGGCAATAAACGAGCCTGAAGAAGAGGCTCAAGTATCAGAAACAACAGAGCAAGAGGAAGTCTATGAAGAAGATATCTCCGATGAGGGCGAAGAAGTAGAAGATACAACCGATCAGGAAGATGATGACGAAGAAGTCGAAGAAGAAGTCCAACTCTACAAAGTCAAGATTGATGGAGAAGAGGCAGAGGTAACTTTGGAAGAGGCTCTAAGTGGTTATCAGAGAGAGCGGACTTTTCATAAACGCATGAACGAAGTCTCACAAAAGAGCAAAGCGATTGAGGCAGAAAGTGCTGAGACGAAGCGGTTGAGAGATGAGTATGCGAGAGGACTTCAGCAATTGGAGCAAGCACTAAGAGTGCCTGAGCCTAATTGGGAAGAACTGCGAAGAACAAAAACCAATGAAGAGTTTGCAAGTATTCACGCAGAATACCAAATTCAACAAAACAATTTAGCTAAAGTACAGCACCAACAGCAGGCTATTATGTCTCAACAGCAGGCGGAAGTACAAGCACAATATCAAAATCACTTAAAGACTGAGTTTGATACGATGCTCGATAAGATCCCTGCGTGGAGAGATGAAAAGGTCAGAGAAGCTGAGAGGTCAAAAGTGATCTCATATGCTAAATCCCATATGGGTTACACCGATGATGAAATTGCTCAGGCAAGCGATCATCGAGCCATTGTAACTTTGAGGAAGGCAATGTTGTATGATGAGTTAATGGGTGGCAAAACTCAAGCCAAAAGAAAGGTTAAGGTTGCCCCGAAAATGGTTAAAGCAGGATCTCCGAAAACAAAGTCTGAAGTTGTATCAAAACGTAATCAGGACATGATGAAGCGTTTTAATAATAACAGCACAGTAGAAAGTGCTGTGGAACTACTTTTAAACAGATCAGCCTAAAGGAGAAAACTAATGGCGACACATACCACAACTACAGCAGTTGGAGAGAAAGAACAACTAGCTGATATTATCTATAAGATTGATAGTGATGAAACTCCTATCTTTTCTTTAGCAAAAAAAGAAACAGTGAATGGCACACTCGTTGAGTGGCAGGTTCAGGAACTAGCTACAGCAGGACAAAACAGTCTTTCTGAAGGTGCAGATGCGACTTACGCAACTCCAACTGCAACAACAAGACTTAACAACTACACTCAGATTGCAGGAAAAGACTTTGCAATCTCAGGAACATTGGAAGCTGTTGATAGTGCAGGAAGAGCGAAGGAAAGTGCTTACCAATCAGTGTTAAAAGGACTTGAGTTAAGAAGAGACATCGAGAAGATTATCGGAGATCTTAACGTAGCTAAGTCAGGCTCTGAGCCTCGTAAGACAGCTACCCTTATTACATGGGTGACTAATGGGTCAGCAGACCCTGCGGATATCTCATTCGCAAGCGGTGACGGCTCTGACGTTGCTGATTTGACGGGGACTGAAGAGGCTTTAACATTAGCCAAAATTGACACTGCCGTTACTGAGGCATGGCAAGATGGCGGTAAGCCGAGAGTTTTAGTTTGTGATGCAACAAACAAAGCTAACATTTCTGACTTATCACAAGCAGGAACAAATCTTGTAACAAATCAGGTGAACACAACTCAGGGTCAAGCCCCTTCATTTGTGGGTGCAACTTCTGTTTACTTAACAGATTTTGGAACTCTTGAGTTAACACCTTCAAGATTTATGTCTAATGACAAGTTATTTGTTATTGATCCTGATCACATAAAGATCGGTACACTCAATGGCAGAAACTTTACAAAGACAACGTTGGCTCGCACAGGAGACGCAATTAAAGAACAAATTTTGTCGGAGTTTGTTTTGATGCCCACTGCCCCAAAAGCTCATGGTGCAGTTATTGGTTTATCAGGTGCTTAATAACTAGCGATGAGAGGGCGATTAATTTCGCCCTTTCTATTTATAGGGGAAACAATGTCTAGACTATTATCAAGAAATCCATATTCGCAGAAAGAAACTTTTTGGCATGACAATAACGATGGCACTTACACCATCGAGACAAAACAGCATATTAAAGAAGTTTTGGAAGCCAATAAAAGAAAAGCAAATGACTACGAAAAAGGATCAATGATTGGTAACACGCAAAGACACTGGCAACACGTTGCCGAGATACCAAACAATTTATATCTAGAACTTATGCAAAAGTTTGGAGATCCAAAGGATAACCCTGAAGCCTCTAAGAAGTGGAAGCAGTGGCTTAACGATAGTGATAACAGATTTTTTAGAACTGGCGGAGGCTCGATGTGAGCATATCAACATATTCAGAATTAAAAACTGCGGTAGCAAACTTTTTAGCTAGATCAGATCTAACCGATCAGATCCCTAACTTTATCCAGTTAGCTGAGGCAAGACTGTCTAGAGAGTTAGAGACTAGAGATCAGGAAAAAAGAGCGACTGCCACATTGACAAGTGGTGATGAGTTTATAGCCCTTCCGACTGACATGAGAGAGGTCAGAGAGATTAAGCTAAACACAACTCCCAATGTCGTATTAGAATATAAAAGCCCGACAGCTTTAGATACTGCCTATACTGGCGGAAGTGGCAGACCTTCAGCCTATTCTATTGTTGGTGGTGAGTTAAAGATAAGACCTATACCTGATAACAATTACACAGCCGAAATTATTTATATCGGTAGCCTCACTGCCCTATCAGACAGCAATGCAACAAATGTGATGTTAACTCGTCATCCTGATGCTTATTTATCAGGGGCATTGGTTGAGGCTTACACCTATTTAATGGATGAACAAAGGGCATCAACATATGATGCTAAGTTTACAAGATCTATAGAAGAGATAAGAAAAGACGAACAAAGATCTCACTATGGAACTGGTGCTTTGCACATATCATCAATCTACGCAAAACAATCATCGTCTGCATCATAGGAGAAATAAATGTCAGCAATGTCAGATTATCTAGAACTTAAATTTCTAGATCACTTTACTGGAACAGCCTCAACAACTGCTCCCTCAGCAGTTTATTTAGGATTATCAACAGCAAGTTTAAATGATGATAATTCAGGTACAGAATTAACTGGTAACAACTACTCAAGAAAAGCTATCACTTTTGCTTCTGCTTCAAGTGGATCTATATCCAATAATAGTGCAGTTGAATTTGATAGTGCCACTGGCTCATGGGGCGATATCAGCCACTTCGGAATTTTTGATGCCAGTAGTTCAGGTAACCTTTTATTTCATGGTGCATTTACAGCATCTAAAACAATAGCTAGTGGAGATATTTTAAAAGTAGCAAGTGGTTCTTTAACAATTTCTGCTACATAATTTAAGGCTTTATTATGGCTTTAGGTATCCCCAATCTAGATCAGATCACGCAAACTTTAGATAGTATTTCAGGAAGTTTCGACAGCAACTCTGATATGCTAAAGGTTGAGTGGTCTAACCCAACTCTAGATCAGTTAGATAGTTGGGGTAATATAGACAGTCTCGATGCCTTAGGCAATATGGATAGTCTGTCAAGCCTTGCAGTATTGCAGGGTTCGGCAAGTATTTCTACGAGTGCAAGTGTCAGTGCTGAGATCCAGTTTGCTATTGAGATAGAAGGGTCAGTATCAACAAGTGCGAGTGCTAGTGCTACTGGCACAAAAATCAGAACTGCTACAGCGACTATTGCGACAACTGCAACAGCTACCTCTACTCCAACAAGAGTAAGGACTATGGAGGCTACAACAGCCTCAGTTGGAACAATAACAGCTACTGCGACTTATGAAGTCACAATGGTTGGTAATATTAGCACAAGTGCTAGTGTTTCAGGTTCAGCAATAAGAATACAACAGCCTCTAGCTAGTGTTGAGACAAGTGCGACACTAACAGCTAGTGCAAATAGAGTGGCGGTTGCTATTGCAAGTGTAGCAACTCAGGCAAGTGTTACATCTACTCCAAGCTATGAAGTAGGTGTTTCTGCTAGTTCTGAGACAACTGCAACAACTAATGTTAGTGCAAAGATTATCGGTGAAGACTGGACTGAGATTGCTGATGGATCTGAAACGTGGACTATACAGAATGTTGGTTCAGAAGTATGGACAACTCAAAATGTTGGAAGTGAGGTTTGGTTACAGCAATGATTAAGTTTGGAGAATGGTTGCCCGATCAACCTGATTTAGAAAATGCAGGAGTTACAGTCGCAACAAACGTCATCCCTGCTATATCAGGATATAGACCTATTAATAGCTTTCAGGCTGTGTCAGGTGCAGGAGATGCCCCGCTAAAGGGTATATTTGCCTCAAAGGATAACTCAGG